CATCAACTATCGTTGCTTCTAGATTATGAGAAGTGCGAACAAATGTTTAATAAAGGTGAGCACAAAGATAATTATGGTGGAAATGGTGCGCCATGGGTAGAAAGTCATTATTTTACTGCTAATTGGAAAGAGATAGAAAAGGGGTCGATATATCCTAACCTTGTACAACTGGGTTTAGATAACAAAACAGCTACTAAATATGCCAAGTACCATAAAGAATTTTATAGATTGCAGAAAAAATATTGTGACCATAATGAATCGCACTGTAGAGTTACTTGGTTATCTAAAAAAGCAGTCAAAAAGCATAGATTCCCCGAAGACCTTATTGTTGGTGAAGATACTTTATTTTATTTCGCTCTTAAGAATGATGCGCTTAATGGAAAGTTAGACGTTAAGTGTAATGATGAGTTTCCGCCAACATACATTTATGATCAGAGAACTCCGGGAACAGTCCATAAAGAAGTTGGAGATGGTACTAATTGGCAATGGATGGGTGATTATAATAAACAAGTCAGGAAACTTGAAAAGCAAGGATTACTACAACAAGAAGATCTACCTTTGTTGAAAATGTTTTATCCTTGGGATTACAAGCCTAATGTATTGGGCTTAGAAACAGGTAAGGACACTTGCTTCACGTTTGATTTGGATACCGAGCAAGGCACGATTGAAGGTAAAATACACGCTCCAGCTAATTCTGATCATGATACTTTAGAAGAAAGATTTGAAAGGCTGTACAAGTTTTATAAATAGTGCTTTAATAACCTAAAGAGTATAGACGTGGCTGGATTAAAAATAAAATCATCAGGTCCAATAGCATTAGTGGATAGAGCAGGCGGTCCACAACTCAGTGGTAATGATATTGCTCCCTCTCTTGGTCACACCAACCTTGCTTCTGGCGAGGTACGGTTATCTCATTTTTTTGCAGGATATGGTAATCTTGGTTTAGGTACTACTGGGTTTGGTGATGGGTACAAACTTTGGCAGAATGCTGCACCAGAAACAGAAACAGTTCCTAACTTAGCAGCCAATGCCCCCGCAGAAATAGAGGCAGATGGTGATGATGTTCCTGAAATTAAATTTTCAGACTTTTATGACGTCAGGCAACAGGATTTGGCCATAAGTGTTGTTGAAGCAAGATTCAATGCTACCAGCCACACAAATGTTTCACTTTATGGATTTGCTCAACAATCTATATTCGCTCAATCTACTGGTAATGATTCCTTCGGTCAAGGTGTGCAACCCAGTTATAACTTTAATTATAGAGAATCAATGTGTTCAATTAACGGAGCAACTACAGCTGGCTGGAGAATTACAGGCATGTATGCGCAGAAAACATCTGGGAATGTCAATAGGCAGTTTCTTCACATGCAATGGGATGCTGGTTCCGGAACAGTTCCGACTAGAGCAAACAGTGGATGGTCATCAATGGATGCCGGCAGGTGGGATGGTACCAGTCGACTGAGTCCCAGTGGGCTCCCAAATTTAACTGAAACAGCGCAAATGCAGAGAATTGCCTGCCTGTTTGTAGCTAATCAAGGTACAGGAAAAAGTTATTGGCAGCAAACTTATGACCAATCACCAAACAGTACAGTTACCATTCACCGACACGCTTCAACATATGGTACAACTAATTGGTACATGATTTTATTGGATGAATATAACGAGGATTAATAATGGCTATAACATACACATTTAGAACAGAAGTTATTTCGGGCAATAATTTTATTTGGTGTTGCGCAGATGACTCAGAAAATCAAATGTATTATGAACATGCAGCAGTTTGCGCTAATGGCGTGGTCGACGAAGCTGCGTCTGAGCAGTTATTGTCTGACTTAATAACAGAGATAAATCAAGAATCGCAAGAATCATAGCGTTCGCATCTATTATAAATAGAGTCAGAATAACTAATTTGAGACTCTTAATATGGCGAACCCCACATCTAGAACACAATTAAAAGAATATTGCCTTCGTAGACTCGGTCACCCTGTCGTAGAAATTAATGTCGACGATGATCAGGTTCAAGATAGAATTGATGATGCTCTTGCGTTTTATCGCGACTATCACTATGACGGCACTCAGCGTACATTCCTAAAGCATCAAATAACTCAAACTGACATTAATAATGGATATATTTCCGTTCCTTCAACTGTGACAGGCGTTATTAATATTTTTCCACTAGGAACAGGTCTTCAAGCCAACAACCTATTTAACTTGAGATATCAGATAACCCTGAATGAAGTTCACGATTGGCAGGGCGGTAAATTAAACAATTATGTCATGTCTATGGAACGGATTGCCATGCTTGAAGAAATATTGGTTGGTAAACAACCATTAAGGTTTAATCGACATACCGACAGGGTTCATATTGACATGGACTGGGCTTTGCGTGCAGTTGTTGGGCAATATATAATTGTAGAGTGTTATCAAGTTATAGATGCTAATACATTCACTGATGTTTGGGGCGACTGGTGGTTGCGCCAATACACAACCGCACTGATCAAAAGGCAGTGGGGTGAAAACCTTAAAAAGTTTGAAGGAATGCAACTTCCAGGCGGTGTTACCTTTAACGGTCAAACCATCTGGCAAGAAGCAACCGAAGAAATACAAAAACTAGAAGAAGAAGTGCAAAAGAATTACTCCATGCCAGCCATGGATATGATAGGCTAGATTATGCCAACTACGAACTTGTATTTTAACAACCATGCGTTTAGTGGTGAGCAAAACCTTATAGAAGATTTGATCATTGAATCTATCAGAATTTATGGGGTTGATTGTTACTACATGCCAAGAACGCTTGTCGATGAAGACTTGGTATTCGGTGAAGATACGTTGTCTAAGTTTGACGATGCATATCTCATAGAAATGTATATTAAGTCGGTTGATGGCTTCGAGGGCGAGGGCGACTTCCTATCCAAATTTAATATAGAAATCCGTGACGAGATGGTTCTTACTGTATCTCAGAGAAGATTTGGTGAGGAAATTAAAGAAAGCGATACAACCGAACAAATAGCAAGACCATCCGAAGGCGACTTAATATACTTCCCATTGAATAAGAAAGTATTTGAAGTTAAATTCGTTGAGCATGAAGCTGTGTTTTATCAGATGGGTTCTTTACAAACATATGACTTGCGTTGTGAATTGTTTGAATACAGCCATGAAAGACTTGATACTGGCATTCAAGAAATTGACAATATTGAAGAAACGCATAGCGGAAACTTCCTCAACGAAATATTGCTTGAAGATGGTTCAGTTCTTAATACTGAAGATGGATTGCCAATTAGCTTGGAGCCACCCACAACTGCAGAAACAGTAGATAAAGGTGCAGCGAATGAGCAATTTAATTCTACTGTAATTGACTTCATTGACTTCAGTGAAATGAATCCGTTTAGCGAAGGAGATAGTTGGTAATGTTCGGAGATCATTATTATCACGGAGCAATCCGAAAGTACATAGTAATGTTTGGTTCAATGTTTAATGACATTGATATAGTCAGATATGATAAAAACGGAAATCGTGTTCAGGGTATTCGTGTTCCCATAGCATATGGACCGAAAGAAAAGTTTTTAGCTAGATTAAACCAAGACCCAACTTTTGATAAAAAGGTAGCAACTCAACTTCCAAGAATGTCTTTTGAAATAACAGACATGTCTTATAACTCAACCAGAACATTGAATAAGTTGCAGAGAAACACCGCTGTAGGTTCTACTAATGATGGATTGAGGTCGCAGTTTACACCAGTTCCTTATGACATAAGTGTTACGCTGTCTGCTATGTTTGCTAACAACGAAGATGCGGTTCAGGTTGTTGAGCAAATACTCCCATACTTTAGACCAGAATTTACACATAGCGTTAAGTTGGTTCCAGAAACTGGAGAGTATTATGACATACCTACAGTTTTACAGGGCATGACTATCGAGGATACATATGAAGCGGATTTTCAAACTCGAAGAGCAATAATTTATTCCTTCAATTTCTTAATAAAGGGATATATATTTGGACCAGTTTCTAACAACGGGACTATCAAGAAAACTATTGTTGACTTTAATGTAGCTGAGGGCGACACTCTGGTAGATACAACTAAAGGTCCAAATAAGCGGGTCACTTTGTCTCCTGGATTATTAGCTAATGGTTCACCAACTTCAAATTCAACAGCCAGCGTGGCATCATCAAGTATATCCGCAAATTCAAATTATGGCTTTGCGTTCGATAGTGAAGATTTCTTTGACGGAAAGACGAGATAATAACATGAGCATTAATTATGAAAAATATAGTAACAGACAATTTGAACGAAATATTTGATGTGGAATCTGAATTGGTAGATGATAAAAAGCCACCAATCGTTCGCGAAGAAAGACCCGATCTCCCTGATGATATAGCAAAAGATTACACATATGCTAGAGAAAACCTTTACGATGTTATCGAAAAAGGAACTTCTGCTCTAGACGAATTAGTGCATTTAGCAAAGGCTAGTGAACACCCAAGAGCGTTTGAAGTTGTTTCTCAGTTGACTAAGACGCTAGTTGATGCGAACAAAGATTTACTCGAGATACAAAAGAAAGTTAAAAGTCTGAGGAAGGAAGATGAACAGAAAGGTCCAAATAGCGTGACCAACGCACTGTTCGTTGGCAGTACCTCTGAATTACAAAAATTGATTAAAGGTGATAACGAAGATGTATGATTATAAATGTAAAATTGTGAAAGTGGTTGACGGTGATACTGTAGATGTGGATATTGATCTGGGGTTTGGTATCTGGATGAAGAATGAAAGAGTTCGCATCATGGGTATTGATACACCAGAATCTAGAACTCGTGATTTAGTCGAGAAGAAGTTCGGTTTAGCTGCAAAAGAAAGACTCAAAGGGTTACTCGGAAAAACATCAGTCCTTAAAACGCAAGTGAGTAAGTCTGGGGAGGACATGAAGGGTAAATTTGGTCGTATTCTTGGGGACTTTGATGTCTATGATGCTAAGACTGATTCGTGGCGACCAGTTACTCAAGTTATGATTGAAGAGCATCATGCAGTTCCGTATCACGGTCAAAGTAAGCAAGATATATTTTATGAGCATTTAGCTAATCGAGAAAAGTTATTTGTGTCAGGCGTAGTGCCACGTGGCTAGTGAAACATACAACGGCAACCAGCTCCTAAAGCGCAAAGGCGTTCAGATACAATGGGAGCATGATCAGGTAAAGGAATTTATCAAATGTTCCGCAGACCCAATCTATTTTGCCGAAACGTATATTCAAATAGTACATGTTGACCATGGGTTAATACCCATGCAACTCTATGATTATCAGAGAGAGATCATGGAGAAAATTACAAATAACAGACGTGCTGCTGTAGTTACATCCCGTCAGGCTGGTAAAACTACAACTGCTGTAGCTGTTATTCTACACTTTATATTGTTTCAAGAGCATAAGACTGTAGCTCTCCTAGCTAACAAAGGCGATGCTGCTCGTGAGATTCTAGATCGTATTAAAATCGCATACGAAGCATTACCGCAGTGGATGCAACAAGGTGTAGTT